TTCAATCAAAAAAGATCAACCAGCACGTAAAAAATCTTATTGTGCCAGATCAGGTGGTATCAAAGGTACAAGTGATAAGACCTCAGCAAATTATTGGTCAAGAAAGGCATGGGACTGCTAAGTGGCACAATTTAGAACCGACCTACACAAGATAGATTCTGGACAAGTATTCACTCGTTATGAAGTGAATATGTTGTCTGATCGTCTGTCACCATCTGGCACTATGACGGATGCGTTTGGTCGTCTTCGTATCGTAAATCCTGTTACTTTATTTGAAAGCACACATCGTTTTTCTGATAATGGTCTGTGGGTAACATCAAATACAGCAAGCAATAGTTCATATACTTTTGTTGAAAACCAAAGTACAATTAATATGACTGTTGGCACAACCGCAAATGCTGAAGTTGCCAGAGAAACGACAAAAGTTATGTCTTATCAACCAGGTAAATCTTTGTTGATTATGTCAACATTTGCTATGAACGAACCAAAAGCAAATGTTCGTCAAAGAGTAGGATATTTTGGTCAAAGTAATGGCATTTATCTTGAGAATGATGGTACAACAAATTATTTCGTATTGAGAACAAACACATCAAGCACAGTTACAGAAACAAGAGTTGCACAATCAGATTGGAATGTAGATAAGTTTGACGGTACGGGTTATTCATCACAAAGTGGTGGTGCAGAACACACTGGTGGACTTGACGTAAGTAAAACAAACATTCTTTGGATGGACGTTGAATGGTTAGGTGTTGGTGATGTTCGTTGTGGTTTTGTTGTTGATGGTAAAATGACAATCGCACATATATTTCATAATGATAATAAAAATTTAACACCTTACATGACAACGGCCTCTTTGCCATTAAGATATGAAATCAAGAATACTGGAGTTACCGCAAGTAACTCAACAATGAAGCAAATATGTTCGACAGTCATTTCTGAAGGTGGGTATGAATTGTATGGCTCTCAACAAGCCATTCAAACAGCAATTGGATCACCTATTGATTTACCAACGCCTGGAACATATTATCCAGTTATTTCACTAAGATTAAAAGCAAATCGTTTAGATGCAATCGTAATTCTTACTGCACTATCAATATTGGGTATTACGAATAACTCAGTTTATAATTGGCAAGTAAGAGCAGGCGCCAACACCACTGGAGGTGGAACTTGGGTAAGTGCGGGAGATAATTCTTCTGTTGAATACAAAATTGATGGCGGTACAATGACTGGCGGTCGTGTATTAGCATCAGGTTTTACTGGTGCAACAATTAGTGCAGCACCAGTTGATATTCTTAAAGAAGCATTATTCAAATTTCAATTAGAAAGAGACAGTTTCACCAACACTCCATACGAATTAACATTATGTGCTTCTGCTACCCTAAACGGTTCAGACATCTATGCATCAATGGATTGGGAAGAGATTACAAGATAACAAAACTAAATCAGGAGAACTACAATGTCAATTTTTCATGACAAGGCACTGAAAGGTGTCGCAGAAGCAGCAGCAAAAATCATGGCAGAAACAAGTCATGGTTCAACACCAAAAACCGACAAAGAGAAATCTTTGGCAGCACTAGCACATCCAAAAGATAAGATTACACACAAAGATGTGTTGGTTGGTCGTGGTGTGCTGAAGAAAGAAGAAGTTGAACAATTAGACGAAGTTGGTGATACACCAGCAGGTAGAAAAGCACTTGGTTCATATGTAAGCAAAGCAATTGCAGACAAGACAAAAAACCGCACAAAAGGTCTGCGTAAGGCAACATCACGCATGTACAAAGATGATTACTATGGTAAAAAGAATGAAGAAGTTGAAGCATCAGAACAAGAGCAACTGAACGAAGCATTTCCAACTGTAGCAGATGCTAAGAAGCGCATGGATGCTGGTAAGACAGCAACAGGTTCAGTCACAAAGACAGCAACAGGTCTTGTACATAAGCGTGACTACAAAGATGACGATGATGAAGATGATACACCAAAGAAAAAAGGTGGTTATGGTGCCCGTCAAAACTACAAGCGTTCAACACGTGTCAATGAGTCAGCATCATTTACAGAAATGCTTGAACTGTACAATGAGCATGGTCTGAAAGTTCTAGCACCAATTGAAACTGAAGAGATGGACATTGACGGTACAAAAATTGAAGTGCTTGATGCCGACAAGGTAAATGGCTTTGTTGAAACCATCGTTGAAGAGCCAACAAATGACGAGTGGACAAAAGAATATGAAGACCAAAAAGCAAGTTTTGAAGCTAAGAAGAAACAACCAAAAATTGCTGCTGGTAAAACTGTCGGTGTAAAGACAATGCCAGAATCAGTTGAGCAAATTGATGAGCGTGAACTGACAAAAGGTGAAGCAAAGAAGAAAGAAGATTATGTAATGGGTATGAAGAAAAAACTTTCTGGTTTCAAACAGCGTTACGGTGAACGTGCAAAGTCGGTAATGTATGCCACCGCAACCAAAATGGCTAAGAAAGACTAGTCATGTCAGTCGCCGATAAACTACATCAACGACAAATGGCTCTGCGTAAGAAGTCGGGACTACCACATCCCGACTATTACAAAGAACTAGGTCATTCTTACAGCATTTCTGATGACAGAGAAAGACTTGCAAAGCAGGCCGAAATCAAAAAGAAATATAAAGTTGAATCAGTTGAACAACTTGATGAGATGCCAGAGTCAAGCATGAAGACACGTGATGTACATGCTCATCTGAAAAAATCTGGTTGGTCACTGAAGAGAACTTCTGGTGGTCATGATGTATACGGCCATCCTAAGTCAAAAGAAAACATTTCTGTGCCAAGACATAAACAACTCAAAGCACCATTGATTCGTGGTATCATGAAAGCATCAAGAGTTTCTGAAGAGACAGAAGTGAATGAACAAATTCAAACTGGAAGAATTTCATATGAATTGTTCAAAAAAGGCAGACATGTTTCTGGACCTTCAAAAAAACCATTTCAATCTTTCACTCAAGCATCACCTAGAGTAAACGAGGAACATATGAAAGAAGCAAAAGACCCACGTGAATACGATTACGAAGGCGATATGGCAATGTCACAACTTCGTTCGTTAATGTTCAATGCACAAGATTTGATTGACATGATGGATGATAACACAAATCTTCCTGAATGGGTACAATCAAAGATTACATTGGCTGAAGATTATATTTCTACAGCGGCAAACTATCTGCGTGGTGAATTGAGCGAAGCAGCAAATCCTGCACAACAGGCAGCAATTGCTATCAACATGAAGAAAAAAGGTATCAAGCCTAAGGGTATGAAAGAAGAAGTTAAGCGATATGTTCCTTCTCCACATGGTACTCCTGTTGCAAAGAAACCAAAAGGTGAATATGAACGCAAGGTTGACAAGTATTTGAAAAAGAAATACAACAAAGAAGAAGTTGAACTGACAGAAGGCCGTCCATCACAGCGTCATCCACTAGAAGGTCATGAGTATCATAAGAAATCTAATGAAGCGTTAGTTCACATTGCCAAAGATGCACATGAAGCAGCAGAAGCAATGAAGAGTCATAACACAACAGCAGAAAACAAGTATCGTGACCAAGCAAATGATTCTGCGACTGTAAGACATTGGAGAAAAAAGAATGGCATGCCTGATTGGTACAAAAAGAAGTATGGTCATGTCAACGAAGAGATTGAGTATCTTGAAGAGAAGAATGCTCCGACCAATCCTGCATTGTGGTCTAAAGCAAAAGCACTAGCAAAACAAAAGTTTGATGTGTATCCTTCTGCATATGCCAACGGTTGGGCATCAAAGTGGTACAAGTCAAAGGGGGGTGGCTGGAAGACTGTAAGTGAAGCCGTTGACGAGCCAAGTGCAGCAGCAAGAACTCTATCCCGTAAAGCACAAATCGTAAGAGATGCTGCAAAAGGAAAAAAGCAAGAACAAGAAGAGGCATCGGACAAGTTTCAAAAAGACCCCGAATTGTCTAGCGATATGCAGAAAACATAAATAAACAATCAAAGATTTATAGGAGAAAAACATGCCACTTTGGGGAAATGTAGACGCATCTAACAATGCTCCAAACTTTTCGGGTCTAACAGGCTACGATGTATCAACCACTGGTGAAAGTATAGCTAATTCGGAAACTTCATCAGTATTTGGTAACACATACATGAGTGCAACCCGCACAAATGTAGAGTTTGGTGTATTCGGTATAGATACGACAGAAGAGCCACTTATCACTGACGGTCAACCAACACATGCTGGTTGGGTAGCTCGTACAAAAGGTTCTGGTCCTGTTGTGTCAGTTACAGCAAACACTGGCGCTGTAGGTCCAGCAGCATCGGCCTGCACATATACACTGGTATTGTCTGGTGGTGGTACAAATAACACCTCTGCACAAGTCAGCGTAACGACTGCTGCTACTGGTAGAATTTCTAGCATCTCAGTTTCAAATGCTGGTCTGTATACTGGTACACCAACAGCGAACACATTTGGAAACACTGCATTCACCTTTACAATGGGTGGACGCAATGGTCGCACCACATTTGAAACTCTAGTAGCAATGGGTTCAATGACTGGTGACGCATCTGATGACGCTATTGCACCTGACTCTTGATTGAATTGGCGGCTGGCTTCGGTCAGCCGCATTTATTATGTCGTTTGAGAATCTGACTGAAGAAAATATTATGTTATATGCTGCAAAGGCTTATGATAGGCCTAATTGCATCATGAGTGAGTTCACTGAGGACATGAAGCGATTAAATTATCTCAAACGATTATTCAGACGTTACTCTAAACATGGTGAAATGCGTGAGCGACTGATACTCAATCACATTGTTGTTTTGTACAATATTTTTGGTCCTGAAGTATCGACGAGAATAATGTTTTATCACACCAACAAAAGTGATTATAGTATTCTCAAAACATATTTGATATTTTTGAATCTCATGCCCGAAAGAGTTCGTGGCATCAACGGCACAGACATCATATCATCAGAAATACCGATTGATATGAATGTCGCAGAAGTTCTCAGAAATCTAAAATGATAATCGGACCTGGCATCACAATCACTGGTGGAATCTACGTTGATTCACAGATACCAGTTAGTGGTGTTTATACATTAAACACTGGCACAAAGGCGCCCGTTCTGGGTGCTGGCGCACAAAGTCCATTTCCCGCATCTGGTTGGACATCTATCATTTCATCAACTGGTGATGATGCAAATACAAATGTGACTTTACCATTTACATGGACATACAATAATACTGGTTATACTAGTTTTTTTCCAAACTCAAATTACTATGTAACATTCGGTTCAGGCTCAAATCAATTCAATGGTCTAAGTGCATCTTCACCTGCTCTCAATAAAATATTTTTTGCCGCCGCAGATAATTCATGGCAAAGAGTTTCAAGTTTTACTTCGGGTACAGACTATAAGAGGTTGCGTTGGGAAGGAACATCATCAACAACTGGCACACCGGGCAGCCCCAACATGGTGTATGAATTAACATTTTTTAACCCAAGTCTGACTGGTGGCAGTCCTTGGATTGAATTGTTGGTTGGTGTACAAGCAAGAGGTAATAATAATGTTGGTGTCATTTCCGGTTTGTACAGTTCTACAGCAAAACTCACAGGCGGTGATTTGGGACCATCAAATCGTGGTGTAACTGCCAATCAAAGTTATGTTATGGTTGGAGATAGCACAGGCACAAATTGGACTGTATATACTGGCTATAATGTTGGTGGAACAGGGTACTAATAACATAAATAAAACTATGTCTAACGAATTCAAAAAAGAATGTGGTGCAGGTTATTATTGGTGTAGCACCGATAAAGTCTGTAAACCACTCAAAGAAGATGCTGGTGCTATGGGCGCACCAGCAAACGCAGTCGGCGGTGGTGCTATTGCCGGACTTGGTGTAGGACCACAGGGTGAACCTGGTGTCAAGAAACGCAAGACTGCGACATTCATTTCATTCCTAAAGAGAAAATCAAATGTGGCTTCTTAGTTTTTTGCCCTCTGGTTTTCTTCTATTCATTATTAATACAGTTTTAGTTTGTGGTGTCATAGGCACCATCTTAGGTTTCATAGGTAGCAGACTATTATTCATTAGCAACTATGCGAACATAATCAAATATGTTTCCATAGCACTGCTCTGTGTCGGTATATATTGGAAAGGAGGCTATAGCGTAGAGCAAGAATGGCGTCAACGAGTGGCTGAACTAGAGGAGAAAGTGAAAGATGCAGAAGCGAAATCACAGCAGACAAATGTTGTTATTGAAACGCAAATCAGAGAGAGAACAAAGAGAGTCGTTGAAAAACGAGAGATTATTGTCCAAAAGATTAAGGAAGTGGAAAAAGTTATTGATGCGAAGTGTGAACTTGATCCCAACGTAGTAAGTATTTTGAACGAAGCAGCCAAGAAGCCATGAAAAAATTACTTATAGTCTTATTGCTGTCTGGCTGTAGCACTACCGTGCCAGTGGCTCGTAAGTTTCCTGAAATGCCAGAATCACTAGGAAAACCTTGCCCGCCACTGACACAACTAAAAGAAGACACGACCAAACTGAGTGATGTGATTACGGTCGTATCTGACAACTACATGGAGTATCATAAGTGTAGTGACAAAGTTGACATGTGGATAGAATGGTATAGATTACAAAAGGAGATTTTTGATTCCGTAAAATAATACCTGAGGATACACATGGAACTCACAAAAGAACAATTAAAACAATTACTACCAAAAAACCCATATATTGATCAGTGGCACAAAGCATTAAGCCAATTACTTCCAGATTATGAAATCAATACGCCACAGCGTATTGCATCGTTTATTGCACAATGCTCACATGAGTCTGGTGGTTTTGTTTTTCTCACAGAGAACTTGAACTACAAAGCAGAAAGTCTGATGAAAATATTTGGAAAGTATTTTCCAGATATGGCAACTGCAAAAGCATATGAAAAGAAACCAGAGAAAATTGCTAATCGTATTTACGCCGACCGTATGGGTAATGGCAACGAAGCATCTGGTGACGGCTACAAATACCGTGGCCGTGGACTGATTCAACTGACTGGCAAAACAAACTATACTTGGTTTGCCGCTTCATTAGAAATATCTCCTGAAGAAGCAGCAGAATATACACAAACATTTGAAGGCGCTGCACAATCTGCATGTTGGTTTTGGGAAACAAACAAACTGAATCAATGGGCAGATAAAGGTGATATTCTGACCATGACTAAGAGAATTAATGGTGGCACCATAGGACTTGAAGACCGCAAGAAACATTATGAACATGCACTTCATGTTCTAGGAGTACACTGATGAAATATCTAGTCCTTCTATTGTTACCATTACTGGTTGCTTGTGAAGAAAGATATCGTTATCCATGTCAAGACCCAGAAAATTGGGAACAGAAACAATGTAAAAAACCATACTGTAGCGCAAACGGAACTTGTCCAGAAGATTTGACACATTACGAAAAAAATAAAGTCGGTCAACCTTCACAACCAATGCTACAAGTTCCAAGTAAAGGAGAATGCAAATGATTAACGAATTATGGTCAGGAGAAAGATACACCACTGAAGAACTAAACGCACGACTGAAGTTTTTCATTGGTATCGTTTTAGGTCTAACACTATTTGGTATTGTTTTTGTTGTTCTGTATAGTTTGATTTTTGTTACTCAGCCAATGAACGGCATGAGTCCTGTTGACAATAAGTTTTTTGAATTGATTATTCCAATTGCTACATTCTTGACTGGTACATTGTCGGGTATTATGTTAGCAGGTGATGATAAAGAGTTGAGAGCAAAGGCACTTGAAGCAGCAAACAAGCCACCTCCACCATCTCCACCACCAGCTCCAGTAAGTTCAGTGGGCTTTAGTTCACCAACGAGCATGGCTGGGTTTGCAGCACCAATGGGTATGTCTGCTGGATTTGATGCATTTGCATCATTTGCACCAACAGTGGCAACAGGTTTTGGTGGTAAAGAAGCACCAGCACAGCCACCACATCCAGAACTGTGAAAAAATTTATGATACAAATGCTCACCGCTGAAGGTGAGCAACAGCCTAGCAGCAAAAGGTTCATTACCTTTTTGGCGTTCCTTTTGCTTGCTACTGGTTTTATTGCCGAATTGTTTTTTGAAAAGAAATTGAATCCTCAGACACTTGATGTTATAATGTATGTTGTGCTTGGTGGATTGGGATTTACCGCAACCGAAAAATTTGTTTCGAAGGAAGAAAAATGAAAAAAGAAATTGCATTCTTATCCATGATTTTGGCTCTGCTTTTCGTACCACTAAGCAAAGGCGCTTTTGCTGCTGAAGAAAAGAAAGTGTGTGTCAAAGAGTTTGATAACAAAACTAAAAAAGAAAAAGAAGTCTGCAAGACTATCAAAGTCCACAAAAAACTGGAAGGTACAGCGATACCTGATAAGAAGTAAGCAATGGACGGAGATGTAGCACTCAAAGTGGAAGTTGGCGTTCTCAAAGAGAAAGTCAACACACTTGTTGACCTTTGTGAAAAGATGGATCGTGTTATCGAGAAACTCTCAGATAACAATTCATCGGTGGTCAACCAAATTTACAAAGACATGGACAAACGCAAAGAAGATACCGTTAGCGATATTAAGGAACTTCATTCGAGGATTACTACCACAGACAGAAATCTATCCGATAAGATTGAACTGACAGAACGTAGAATCATGGATGAAATCAAATCGTTGCGTGACCATATCACCGAACACAATCAAAAAGAAGACGATGACCTAAAGTCTTTGATGCAGTGGAAGTGGATGGTCGCCGGCGGCGTTGTGGTTGTCGCATGGATTATTTCTAACGTAAAATTCGAATACCTGGCAAAGTTTTTTAATTGATTGATTTTCTTGAGCAGTAGTGTTATAATGAATGTATGGCTCTTTATATTGATACAAAATATGTGAGATTGACCTCTTCACGCTTGCGTAATTTCAAGCAGAAGGGTGACAATCTGTGGAACTTCTCTTGCCCGTATTGTGGAGATTCCAAAACTAACAAAATCAAAGCCCGTGGTTATATTTTTGCCAAGGGCAATGATTTATTCTATCGCTGTCATAACTGTGGAGTAGGAACAAATGTCGCCAATTTCCTCAAGCACATCGACCCATCCTTACATGGAGAATATGTACTCGAAAAGTACAAGTCGGGCACAACCGGAACTGCCAACACGTATCACAGAAAGAGTGAGTTTTCACCACGAATCGTCACCAACCCACCCAAATTTGGTCACATCAAAAAGCGCAGCATATTTGAACATGGGGAATGGCTCAGTAACTTACCAAGTGGACATTTTTGTCTAACATACGCTGAGAATCGTTTAATACCTGAAGAACATTATGATAAGTTGTTGTTCACTTCAAACTACAAAGCATTTTGTGATGCGCTTATACCAAATCACGATAAGAAACTAGTTGAAGACGCTAGGCTAGTTATACCATATTTTAATTACCAGAACGAACTAATTGCTGTGTCTGGTCGTGCTTTAGAGACAAGCGACCGCACACTACGCTATGTTACATTGAGAACAGATGAATCAACAAGTAAACTTGTCTTTGGTATGGACAGAGTTGATTTAAAGAAACGTGTTTATCTTGTAGAAGGTCCACTAGATAGTTTGTTTCTGAATAATTGTGTAGCATCGGGTGATGCTAATTTATCTTTAACAGTGAAAAATATTCATGCAGAAAAAATTACCTTGGTATTTGATAATGAACCAAGAAATAAAGAAGTGTGTAAATTGATTGAGGATGCTATCAAATCAAATCATAATGTTGTAATTTGGCCTGATAACATTGAAGGTAAAGATATAAATGAGATGGTGCTGAACGGTTTTTCAACAGGCGAAATTCAGGAAATCATAGATAGTAATACATTTTATGGACTTGAGGCTATAGCCAAATTTACTTTTTGGAAGAAATTATGAATGTGAAGTTAGTTGGTATAACGTTACCATTAAATGGTTACAGTTCTGCTGAAGATTTGATTGTGCATATGGCACGTGTATCAAATCCAAGCAATCAGGGAATGAACAGTGACCCTGCAAAATTGATTCGTTATCTTATCAAAAATCAACATTGGTCACCATTTGAAATGGTCAATGTCGTTATGGAAATAAACACTACAAGAGACATTGCAAGACAAATCTTGCGACATCGTAGTTTTTCTTTTCAAGAGTTCAGCCAAAGATATGCTGATCCAACAAAAGATTTAGGTTTTGAACTACGTGAAGCAAGATTACAAGACACAAAGAATCGTCAAAACTCTATTGAGACTGACGATAATGAATTACAGTCGGAATGGAAAGTTAAGCAAGTCAATCTAATTGCTGAAGCAAAAGCAGCATATGATTGGGCGATAGCAAATGGTATTGCAAAAGAACAAGCACGTGTAGTATTACCAGAAGGCAACACACAGTCACGTATGTACATGAATGGTACATTACGTAGTTGGATCCACTACTGTCAGTTGCGTATGGAAAATGGCACACAAAAAGAACATATGAATGTAGCAAAAGCATGTTGGGAAATTATTGAATATAAATTTCCAAATGTAGTGGCAGCACTAGAAAAATAACAATGGAGAAGAAATGGTAGATAAGAGCAGCATTACAATAGACTATACAAGGGATAACTTATTTGATGAACTCGGAATTAAAAGACTTAGAGAATCGTACATGCGTGAGGACGAAACAAGCCCACAAGAAAGATTCGCATTCGTATCCGCAGCCTTTGCATCCAATCCTGATCATGCTCAAAGGCTTTACGATTATTCTAGTAAGCACTGGCTTTCTTATTCTACTCCTATCTTATCTTTTGGCCGCAGTAAGCGTGGTCTGCCTATCAGTTGTTTTCTACCCTATTTGGATGATTCAGCGGAAGGTTTGGTCAATACTCTTTCGGAAGTAAATTGGTTATCAATGTTGGGAGGTGGTGTTGGAATCGGCTTGGGAATTCGTTCTGCTGACGATAAGTCCGTTGGTATTATGCCTCACTTACGTACTTACGATGCATCTTCATTGGCATATAGACAAGGTCGTACAAGGCGTGGCTCTTATGCTGCTTATCTTGACATTTCTCATCCTGATATTATCAATTTCTTAGAGATGAGAAAGCCAACTGGTGATCCTAATCTGCGTACACTAAATCTGCATCATGGCATCAACATCACCGATGACTTTATGCAACTGATTGAAAAATGTATGCTTGACCATGATGCTGATGATACATGGGAACTCAAAGACCCACACTCAGGTGAAGTCAAAGATAAAATATCGGCACGTGAATTGTGGCAACGCATACTTGAAACACGTATGCTCACTGGTGAACCATACATTCATTTCATTGACACATCAAATCGTTTGATGCCAGAGTTTCAGAAAGAAAAAGGCCTGAGCATCAAACAATCAAATCTTTGCAGTGAAATTATTTTACCTACAGATAAACAACGCACAGCAGTTTGCTGTCTTTCGTCTGTAAACTTGGAGTATTATGATGATTGGAAAAATGATAAACTTTTTCTGCGGGACGTGGCGGAAATGCTTGATAATGTACTTCAGTATTTTATTGACAATGCTCCTGATGCTATACACAGAGCCAGGTTCTCTGCTCAACAAGAGCGCAGCATTGGCGTGGGGGCTCTTGGCTATCATGCTCTTCTACAGAAGAAAAATGTGGCGTTCGAATCAGCAGTAGCAAAGTCACTGAACAATCAAGTATTCAAACATATTCGTGAGAGATTAGATGATGCAAATTACGAACTCGGAAAAGAAAGAGGTGAGGCTCCTGATGCTGTTGGTACAGGTAAAAGGTTTAGCCATATGCTTGCCATTGCTCCTAATGCTTCATCTTCCATTATTATGGGCAATACTAGTCCCTCCGTTGAGCCTTACCGTGCTAATGCTTATAGACAAGACACTCTTTCAGGCGCTTTTCTAAACAAGAATAAATTTCTAGATAAAATTATTCAGGAGAAATGTAATGCAGACAGCAAATTGGATTATCAAGAAATCTGGTCAAGTATCATTGCAAACGACGGTTCCGTCCAGCACTTGGATTTCCTGGATGACTACACCAAAGATGTCTACAAAACTGGTATGGAAATTGACCAAAGATGGGTTGTGGACCACGCCGCTGACAGACAGCATTACATTGACCAGGCGCAATCCATTAACCTCTTTTTTAGACCTGATGTAAATGTTAAATACCTTCATGCAGTACACTTTCAAGCATGGAAGCAAGGACTTAAAACATTGTACTACTGTCGTTCAGAAAAACTAGCAAAGGCTGACAAAGTATCCAAAAAGATTGAACGAGAAATCATTCAAGAAATTGATTTGAAGCAACTGGCTACCGAGGAGGTCTGTTTAGCATGTGAGGGCTAAATGTCATTCGAACTAAATCCAAAAAAACAAAAGCCGCATCCAAAAAGGCCAACTTACAAGGAAAAAACTCCTGTTCAACAACCAAAGAAAAAAGAGCAGGAGAATAAAAAAGAAGAAAAATGAGTTGTACAATTGCTCTTTTTGTACAGCACCCAAGGTGTTCTGTACAATCATGTAATGGTGTAATCAAAGCACTAGGTGCTAACTATAACTACAAACTTTTTACCAAACATGAAATTGAAGACGACTACTTTAACGATGTGGATATTGTTTGCTTTCCTGGTGGCATTGGCGATGCTGACACCTATGACCATATGTTTAAATATCATGAATCTGGTGTCAGACAATACATTAAGAATGGTGGTAGATTTCTCGGTATTTGCATGGGTGCTTATTGGGCTGACCACAATTTTTTGGACATTGTGGATGGCATTGAAGCCAAACAATACATACGACGACCAAATACCTGTACTAAACGATATTATTCCAAAGCAGTTGAATGTGACTGGCAAGGCAATACAGACAGGTTCTTCTTTTACGATGGACCTGCATTTATCGGAGATGAATCAAAGTTCGAAACAATTGCCAGATACAGCAACGGTGATCCAGCAGCAGTCATACAAAACAAAATAGGACTAATTGGTCCACACTTAGAAGCAGAAGAGTATTGGTACAGTAAACCATATCTACATAAACATTGGCATCAAGGGAGACATCATAAACTTTTGAGAGAGTTTGTGAATAGATTATTGGAGAAGTAACATGATACTTGAAATTATGATGTGGGGTTTCTTTTCAGCATGGGGCTGGTTCGGAGCCAATTATATCAAAGAACAAATCTGGCCACCTGAGCCACCACCAGTAGAAAAGAAAGTCGAAGAGAAAAAATAATGTGGGCATATATTTTTACATTTGTTTGTATGTTTGTTACAGACATTGTTTATACACAGTTACTTAAATCAGTACAAAACGATAGACCAATGGCATCAAGTATTTGGGCATCAGCAATTACATTTTTAGGTGGTGTAGCAATCATCAACTACACAAACGACAACATGATGATCATACCAGCAGTTCTTGGTGCATTTGCAGGAACATATGTTGGCATGAAATTTCATTTACATGAGAAAAAATGGCACATTTAGTAGCAAATCTGCCACCTGTACATTGTTACATACGCAAGGAGTTTCTGTATGATTTTGAGAAAGGTCATGGTGAGTATGAGCCATGTATCTGGGTTACAATCAAAAGCATCAGAAGTCAAGCATTCAGAATAGAGGCATATTTACCAAACTATGGCGCACTTTACGATAAACTACCATTACATGCTTTTGTTAGCAGAACGGATAATCTCCCAAAAACTTTTTTACCTTTAGACACATTGCAAATTTGGGATTGTTTCAGTTATGATTTCACTGTGATACAAAAAGCATTTGTGCGTAATCTTACATGCAAGTTTTATGCCAAAGACAAACAGTTCTACGAAGGCAACTATTTGTTTACTGTAGACCATTCGGCACCAGATTTAAATATTATAGATACAAGTTATGCTGAATGGCCAGAAGATCATAAGAGTTTCAATTTCATTGAATTATACAACGGTCAGTATGCAGCACAGCCAAATAATCGTTGTTTGTTTTTAGACGCAGCAAGTAATCCAAAAGAACTAAAGTTTCCAGATTTTAAAGTTTGTACCAAGAAGTATGTTGTAGAACAAAATCCCAAATGGTCTTTGGGTGACACTGAAACAGTAATGTATGAATAGGAGAAATTATGTCAGTTAAAGCACCTAACGTGAACAAACACAAAACAGTACACAAACGCACAAAACAAGGCGGTCAAAAGAAAACAGCATCAATGAATAAACATGAAAAGCGTTCACATAAAAAATATAGAGGTCAAGGCAAATGAAAAAGGTCGTTAGATTTACAGCATCATGGTGTGGTCCATGTAAGATGTTAGCAAAGACACTAGAAGATGTACAAACAAATGTGCCAATTGAAGTAATTGACATTGACGCACAACCAGAAATAGCAGCAGAATTTGGTATTCGTGGTGTACCAACATTGGTGATGATGGAAGATAACATGGCAACAAAAAGATTAGTAGGTAATAAGACAAAACAAGAACTAGAGGCATTCATCAATGATTAAAAAGCAAGATACAAAACTAACAGACGAAAGAACATCATTCAAACCATTTGCATATCCTTGGGCATACGAAAGTTGGCTCAAACATGAACAGAGTCACTGGCTTCACACGGAAGTTCCAATGCTTGAAGATGTTAAGGATTGGAAGAATAAACTTACGAAAGACGAAAAGAATTTTCTTACTCATATATTCAGATTTTTTACTCAGGGTGACATTGATGTTGCGGGTGGCTATGTTAATAATTACCTACCTTATTTCCCTCAACCTGAAGTAAGAATGATGCTGTTAGGTTTTGCAGCACGTGAAGCATTACACATCGCAGCATACTCACATCTAATTGAAACACTTGGTATGCCAGACACCACATACACGGAGTTTATGGAATATGACGAAATGCGTTCAAAACACGATTATATTCTTGGTATTAGCACACAGAATGGCGATAGGGCTTCTACTGCTGCTCATATTGCAGTATTCTCTGCTTTCACCGAAGGGATGCAACTATTCAGTTCCTTTATCATGCTACTTAACTTCCCACGCCAAGGTAAAATGAGAGGCATGGGTCAGATTATTACTTGGTCAATCGTGGATGAAACACAACACGCTGAGTCTATGATTAAATTATTCCGAACCTATATTGAAGAAAATAAGCAGATATGGAATGACGACCTTAAATCAAAAATTTATACTATTGCTGAAAAAATGGTTGAACTTGAAGATAAGTTTATTGATCTTGCTTTTAATATGGGTGACATGTCTGGTCTATCTGCTGATGACGTTAAACTTTACATACGCTACATTGCTGATCGTCGCCTCATTAGTCTGGGTCTCAAGGGTGTATTCAAGGTTAAAAAGAATCCGCTTCCATGGGTTGAAGAGATGATCAATGCACCAACACACACAAACTTTTTTGAGAATCGTGCAACAGATTATTCAAAAGGTGCATTGACAGGCAATTGGGAAACTGTTTGGGGTAAAGCAGCGTAATACTAAATATAAAGTCTGATTGTCTTCGGCGGTCAGACTATTAAAAAAAATTCTAAATTGTGACGGATCCGTTACACAGAACTATTTTAGTAGTCTAACTCAAAGGAGATAATATGAAGAAGTTTTTACTATCATTATTGCTATTCACAGGAGTCGCATCAGCAGCAGAATTTACTGGAGCCGGTGCGACTTTTCCATTTCCAATCTATGCAAAGTGGGCTGAAGCATATAAAGCACAAACTGGCATTGGTCTAAACTATCAATCAATCGGTTCGGGTGGTGGCATTCGTCAAATCAAAGCCAAGACAGTTGATTTTGGCGCATCTGATATGCCATTGAAGAAAGAGGAATTAGACAAAGAAGGTCTAATGCAGTTTCCAGCAATCATCGGTGGTGTAGTACCAGTATTCAACCTTGATGGCATTGAGTCAGGCAAACTGAAACTGACACCAGATGTAGTCGCAAACATTCATCTTGGTAAAATTACAAAGTGGAATGACAAAGCAATCACCGATTTGAATCCTGGTATAAATCTACCTGCAATACCAATCACAGTTATTCATCGTGCAGATGGTTCAGGCACCACATTCATCTGGACAAACTTTCTTGGTAAAGCAAATCCTGAATTTGCAAAAGTAGTCGGTGAAGGCACAGCAGTAAAATGGCCAACAGGTGTAGGTGGTAAAGGTAATGAGGGTGTAGCAGCACAAGTACAAAGACTGAAAGGTGCATTTGGTTATGTTGAATATGCATATGCAAAACGCAATAAGATTCCTTATGCGTCACTAAAGAATCGTGATGGTAACTTTGTATTACCTGATGATTCTACATTCAAAACAGCGGCAGCAAATGCAGATTGGGCAAATGCACCAGGCATGTATCTATTGCTGACATGGCAAACAGGTAAAGATGCATGGCCAGCAACAGGCGCAAGTTTTATTTTGATGCACAAGCAACAAGCAGATGCATTGACAGGCCGTGCAGTTCTCAAGTTCTTTGACTGGTCTTACAAAAACGGTGGCAAAATGAGTGAAGAATTAGAGTATGTTCATATGCCTGCCGATGTGGTTAAACTTGTACAAGACAACTGGCGCAAGGATCTAAAAGGTCCTGACGGTAACTCAATTTGGAAATAAGGATAAATCATGAAACTATTTAAAAAACTTTCTATCGTAATTGCACTAGCAGCGGCAATTCCTGCATATGCTGATGAGTATAAAGAAACATTGAACATTCTAAGAGAGAAGAATGTAATCACTCAACAAGAATATGAAACAAAACTCAAAGCATATGAAGAAAGAGAAGAAAACAAAAAATTTGCCGAGCAAAGAATTGACAAAGATGTTAGCGACAACAACAAGTGGAGACAAGCCAGAGCAAATGATGGTTCAGTCACCGAAAATGGAATTGGACTCAAAAGCAAAGATGGAAACAACACAGCACAATTTACAGGTCGATTACATATGGACTATCGACACTACTCACCGAATTATGCTGTCGGTCAAACCACGGATTCGTATCAAAACTTAGCAGAAGTTCGTCGTGCTAGATTTGGTGTTCGTGGACAGTTTGCTAAAGACTTCAAATATGAATTTGTGGGTAATTTTGGTAATGATGTTGGCGCAGCATCATCAACAACAAATTTAGATGTAGGATGGGTAAACTATGCAGCCAATCCTGAAATGCAATTTCAGTTTGGTTTGTTCAAAATGCCATTTAGTTTAGAGCAACTACAAAGTTCCAACAATATTGATATGATGGAACGTAGTCTGATTGGTCAAGTTGAAGGTGAATTTATTCCTGCAAAAGAAACAGGCTTTATGATTCATGGTGTGCCGACAACAGGATTGACCTATGCAGCCGCAGTCAGTCGTGGTCGTGGTAACAAAGATGTCGTAGCAGATAGTCTTGATTACATTGGTCGTGTAACCACAAACATTGCTGAACTCACTGGCAGCAAAGCATATGTCGCACATTTGGGTGCTGCATATAGTACAGGTGAAATTAAAGGTGGAGTTACACCATCAAGTGCAAGAACAGAATCAAGGTCTCAAAATGCTTGGTTTACCGGCCCTGCTCTAAGTGGTTTGACAACTAGAACACGCCAAGGTCTTGAAGCAGCAATAGCATATAATGCCTTTAAAATACAAGGTGAACAATTTGAATTCGTTTATGATCCTGCTGTTGGTGTAAATCAAGAAATTAAAGGGTATTATGTTTTAGCAACTTATAATATTACTGGTGAATCATACAATTATAAAGACGGTGTGTTTGGTGCAATTAAACCTAACAATTCTTTAGACAAAGGTGGCCGTGGTGCATGGCAAGTTGGTGTACGTATGAGTGAGTTTGATGCAAGTCCTATCGTAGTAGCGGCTGGCAAATCAAATCGTGCTACTGCTATGACATATGGCATCACATGGTTTGCTACCGACAATCTACGTTTTATGGTAAATTATGTTGATACAAAGTTTGATCAATTAGTTGGTGCATCGGGCAGTCGTGTAAAAGGTGATCAAGCAGTCATGTTCAGAAGCCAGTTGAACTTCTAAAACAAAATAAAAAAATCGGTCACAACTATCAGGTGACACTGGACCCGTAACCAGTATTTCAATGGACAAAAAATATCGTAGTATTTTCATTTCAGACGTTCACCTTGGAACGAAAGATTGTAAGGCTGAAGCACTAAACAATTTTCTCAAAAATAATTCGTGTGAAACACTTTATCTTGTTGGTGATATAATTGATGCTTGGAAAATAAAACAAAATAAATGGCGCTGGAAACAAAGTCACACAAATGTGGTAAGACGTATATTAGGACACGCAAAAAGAAATACAAGAGTGGTATATGTGTTAGGTAATCATGATGAATTTCTTAGACCATATTTACAATATAATTTAAATTTTGGTATGATTGAAATGCATAATCAAATAGAACACATTGGTGCTGATGGTAAACACTATCTTGTTATTCACGGAGACTTTTTTGACGGTATTACTAGACTTGCTCCGTGGCTAGCAATACTAGGAGACAAAGCGTATGACACCATTTTATCTTTCAATAGTAAATTCAATTGGATCCTCCATAGAATGGGTGTTGGTTATTTTAGTCTTAGTCGTTTCCTTAAGCGCAAGGTAAAAAAAGCAGTTGATTTCATATTTCAATTTGAAAGTAATTTAGCGGCATATTGTAAGAAAAAAGGATTTGACGGTGTGATTTGTGGTCATATACATCAAGCAGAAATAAAAAAAATTGATGGTGTAATGTATATGAATGACGGTGACTGGGTAGAATCAATGACAGCACTTGTTGAACACCATGATGGTAGATGGGAAATAATCACATGGACACAGGAGAGCGATAATGTGGTTGATGATATTGATAGCGGTACATCTGAACAATTCAAACGACATACCGGGAAGAATAAATCTACAATTTGATACACAACAACAATGTGAACAAACTTTACAGTCTATGACGTATTGGTTAAAGTTTGACAATTTTAAGATTGAGGGAAAGTGCGTGAGGAAAGATGAAACTAAGCGATAAAATCACAATTGTTATTCCAAGCAAAAATGAAGAAAATTACATAAATCATTTGCTTAATTCTTTACGTCAACAGAAGATAGGTGACACTAGAATTATTATTGCTGACTGTTCAACTGACAACACCAGAGATGTAATTAGAAACAATCGTGCTTTTCTGAATATTGAAATCATTGATGGTGGTCCTGTTGCTGTGGCACGAAACAATGCCGCAAAATTAGTCACCACACCATATATTTTGTTCATAGATGCTGATGTGATATTTTTTGATAATTATATGATTCGTGATGCTGTTTTTGAGATTGAACAGAACGATTTAGATTTGATTGGAGCAAATATTAGATGTTACGAAGATGATTGGAAAGCGGAACTTGGGTTTTTTATTTTCAATAAAATCAATCAAATTTTGAAACATTTTTCTCCGTTTGCTGTGGGTGCCTTCATGCTAACCCGTAAGAGTAAGTTTGATGCGTTTGGGGGCTTCAATGAAAGGTTTTCTACATCTGAAGATTATTTCCTTTCAAGAATGTATGAACCTAAAAAGTTTAAAATACTAAATCATTATTTTGGTCAAGATTCCCGTAGATTCAAGAAAATGGGGTACTTTGGTATGGGTTGGTATTTGATCAAAAACTTCATAAATCGTAATAATCAAAAGTATTGGGATAAATTGGACAACAGTAAATACTGGAGTTGATTTGTGTTCTAAATAGGTGTTTCGGGGGGATCCCATGAAGCACCTATTTTCTTTTGTCATTGCAGCACTTTTAGCCTTTTCGGTAAATGCAGAAGAGTCGGAATACCGGCTTAACTTCACAAACGATGATAAAATCATCCACAATCAAAACGACTGGCATTTTGTAACTCAGTCCGATGGTTATGATATATACATTGAGAAAAGCACAGTCGGCGCTAAACAAGAAATTGTTAGTTTTCACGCATATGTGCCATATCATGTTCCACAAGAATTTTATGGCGTAGATGTTCCTGTGAGTGCATTGTATGTATTTGGTTCATTGCACTGTGGTAGAAAACAACTCATGATGCTTATGGATTTGTATGTTGATGCAAATAATAAAGTAGTTTTTCGCAACTCATATGAAGTCAATTCAAACATCGTTAGTTTGAATGTGCCGCACACCACACGCTTTGATATTCTCAATCTCGTTTGTAAGGAATCAATATGAAAAAATTGCTGTTAATGATTATGCTATTGCCGTCACTGGCATTGGCACAAAAAGCACCACAAGGCGTGATGTATGATGCACAAATTGTCCGTGTAAATGACGGTGACACTGTAGTGATTGCAGCGCCATTTTTACCTGCACCACTGAAGCCTGAACTTGCTGTTCGCATTTATGGTGTAGATACACCAGAAAAAGGCTTTCGTGCTAAATGTCCACAGGAGGATGAAAGAGGAAAATTGGCAACAAAATTTACAACCAATGCAGTTGCTAAATCATCTAAGCGTCAAGTGATACTCTATGACTGGGATAAATTTGGTGGTCGTGTATTGGGAGACATCGTTCTAGACGGTCAAAGTCTTCGTTCAATGTTAATTCAAAATGGCCTTGCACGTGAATATTTTGGTGAGGCAAAACAATCTTGGTGTAATTAATTATGAGAATACAACATGAATGCACAGCATGTGGCTCTGAATTTGCCATCTCTTACAATGAGATGCACACAGAATCAGACCCAACACATTGTCCGTTTTGCGGAGAATATTTAATACTTGACGATGAAAGTTTTGATGATGAGGACCTTCATGACGATGATGATGAAGAACCACTATGACATGGTATTATGATGGTGTGCCGTATGAGTATGACGGCACATCGTTTGGCTTTGTGTACCTAATAGAAAATCTCACTACAGGAAGAAAATATATTGGACGCAAATACTTTACGCAGGCTGGCACAAGACAAATCAACGGCAAGAAAAAAAAGATCCGAAAACCTTCCGATTGGGAAACCTATTACGGTTCCAACGACACACTCAAAAGGGAAGTTGCAGCAACCGGAGAAAGTAACTACCGAAGAATAATTCTTCATTTGTGTAAAAGCAAATCTGAATGTGCGTATTTTGAAACGTATGAGATAATGTCACGCCATGCCTTGCTGAGTGAGAATTACTATAACGATTGGGTCACGGCGAAGATACGCAAAGATCACCTGAAATCTATTGCACTGCATCATAAAAATACTATATAATGGTATGACAGTGCCTAAGTGGGCTGTCTAACTTTTACAGGAGATAATTATGTTTTTCACACAAGCACCTCAATTTCCAACTTTCTACTCATGGAATGATATTCAGCGCAAGGCTGAAGAAGCAACAATCAAAACAATTGATTTCAACAAAGTTTTAGTTGATCACACCATTGCCTATTTTGACAGTGTTACAGAAAACACTTTTACTACATATACAAAGAAAGTAGTAAATCTGAATAAGAACATTGCAGAAGATGCAAAAAAAATCATCAAATCCGAAATCAAAGAAACTAAGGCTTGATATAGAAGGTAAGACGAAGTTTTGGCAACCAGTGGTCAGAAACGGTTGGTGGATAAAGTTTTCCACCTACCGTGACCACTATATCTTACTCATGATTATTTCAAAGTACACAGGTCAAACAATACTACGATATTATGAAGATGAAAGTGAAGCAGTAGCATTCATCAATTTCATTACCACATGTAGGGCGCAGGATATTTTTCAATCAGCATAGAGGTCGTTATGAACATATATGAGTCTTTGAAAGACACCAGAGCGGTGATTGATTCTTTGTTGGCGGATGCACCATTAGAGTTTGCTTCACATCCAATACCAAATCCATTAGAAGAAACTAAAATTGCTGCACAGGCATGTGTGAGTGCCTTGTTGAACAATAAAAAAATATTTTTCATGGGCAATGGTGGTTCAGCAGCAGAAGCACAACATCTTGCTGGTGAATTAGTTTCTTATTTCAATTTACAGAGTGATGCATATGCCGCTATTGCTTTGAACACTGACACCTCAATTCTCACTGCAATTGGTAATGATTTGGGTTTCAAGCATATCTTTTCAAGACAACTACAAGCACTTTCAAATCCTGGTGATGTAGCAATCTATCTTTCAACCTCAGGTTTATCAGAAAACATTCTTGAAGCAATGAAATTTGGCCACATGAATGGTCTAGTCAATGTTGCATTTACTGGTATGAAAACAAGATGGATGCATGACTACTCAGATTATTACATTGCCATACCATCAACGTCAACACCACGCATACAAGAAGGTCATTTGATTTTAGGTCATTGGCTATGTGAATACATAGAGAAAACACTAGAAGAAAATGCCCGCCGAAAAAACCTGTCCTAGATGTGGAGTAACACACAAGAAACGTGGACCATATTGTTCCATGTCTTGTGGTAATGTTCGTGTACATTCTGAAGAAGACAAGGCGATACGGTCAAAAAAACTATTAGAGTATCATCAAACACCTGAAGGTGCAGCAACACGTGCAAAAGCAGGCAAATATCTTTCGGCACACAGAAAAGGTGAAGAGATACACATGCCTGACATAGAGGATTTTGCAGTCAACATTCCAGATGTCACCGATTACGCCGCTGATTACGATGACACATGGCAACGTGCAGAGAGGTGGTAAATGAAAATATTCATATTTTTATTGTTTCTGTTTTTAATCGTAATGGGTATGCAAATGGGTGATATGTTTGCCATATTAATAGCGATGGCAGGTTTTCTATTCATGTGGGCATTGATGGATGAAAATGATGCAAACGATTGACAAATATTCTCAATGATGATAAACTCTTTTCATGGCTGAGATATATACATTTACACCCAAACAAAAGACCACGGATGAAAACGTGGAACTAAATCGTTTGCGGGCAAGATTACTTGATTTGTATGAAATTCGTGATACACTTAATAAAGAAATAAGATTTACAAAAGATGCAATTAATCTGCTTGAAAAAGGCGAAAAATGACAGACGATCCGGATAGTTTTGATGATGATGTTGGTGGTGATGTTACAATCATCGATAAACTTGACATTTTGATAACACTTATTGAGAATGGTCCTAGAGACAAATATAAAGCACTGACGAATACATTATATGAGGCAAAATTTCAATTGTTACATGCGTGGAATGAGGTTCAATATTACATGGAACTTTGTGAAGGCTATGAAAACACAATCAAACAAGTGGGTGATAAACTGAAATAAGTTTGTCGCCCAAGGAGAGGGCGATGAACTCAATGTTCAGGTATCTACTATTCTACATCGTTGTATTCTTTATGGTGATGATTTCACCATTTATTTTTTTTCTAATCACTAAATGAATAAGAAACTTACACTCACACAGTGGCTTGTAACATTTTTTGTTTTATTTTTTCTGACGATAACAACCGCAGATGCCAAGTCTAAACACAAAGTTAAAAAGAAAAAGAAAGCAAAGCAGCAGACAGTGCAAACTTATAGCACTGTATCGGTAATGGTCACAAATATTACTGAGGGCACAATTACAAGGGCACAAAACATTGATGAAGTCCGTGCATTGGCAAGTATGACCAAACTCATGACTGCTATGGTTGCATTAGACTATGATCGTGATATGAATCGTAAACTTGTACTCAGTAAAAATGCAGGCAGTAAAATGCCACGCCTTGAGTATACCCGTGGTGAATTGTTTCATATGCTACTAATCAAGAGTGACAATGCAGCAGCAGAAACATTAGCGGCAGATTATCCCGGTGGTCGTAGACGTTTTATGGATCACATGAATTCAAAAGCATTGATGCTAGACATGTACAACACAAGTTTTGATGATCCTTCCGGCTTGAGTAAATATAATGTAAGCACAGCCAGTGATGTAACACAGATGGTTGTTGAAGCGGCAAATTATCCAGAAATACGAAACATTTCTACCAAAAAGATTACGACGATTGAAACGCCAGGTAAAAGAAAGAATAGAGTTTTAGTTCTACATAATACAAACAACGCTATATTGTCACAAGTAGAGGGTGTTCAAATAAGTAAAACAGGCTTCACAAATCCTGCCGGCTTTTGCGTGGCAATATTAGTACACAAAGTTAATGGTGAAAAAGATTATCATGAGGTAATTGTTGTGATGGGCGCACGAAATTCTGCTCACAGAGTTGACACTGTGAAACGAGTCGTGTACAATGGAGTGATAGGAGATGACTATGACACGACGAGCCGAGTTTGATGCGGTGATGAATCGCATACGCAATCTTGAAGAATATGAAGTACAAATCAATATACCCGAAGAGTTTGAGTTTAATGGTCCTGTGCCATTTGACATGGAAATTGCCGGTGGTATAGCATGGGTAAAAGTTATAGCAGAATCAATGGAAGAAGCAAAATATAAAGTAAATGAATACTTTGAAAGCAAATACAAATAAGCCTTGGATGGCACCAGAATATGATGTGCCTGTACTAGAAAATGAAGAGATGTGGTCACAACGAGTGATTGATGACACTGCACGTTATTTGTGGTTAGATATTGATAGGGATGAAAATGAGCAAGAAAAATAACACAATTAGTATTATACCGGATCCAACAATTCAAGGGTTATTTCCTACACCAATTCTATTTGCAAGGTTTCATCGTGAATGGACCAAAGAGGAGAAAAAATTCTTTGAAAAAACTGCCGAATCTACGACACAAAACTCTGGTAACACAACGAGTTCTGATCGCTATGTGTTAGAACATCCGACAATGAAAGAAATAAAGCAATACTACCAGTATCATCTGGATTATTTCATGAGAGCAGTATATGCACCAAAATATCCAGTAGAAACTTATATTACGCAGTCGTGGATGAATTACACAAAACCTGGACAGTATCACCATAGACATGCACATCCGAATAGTTGGCTATCTGGATGCATTTACATTAGCACAGAGCGTGAAAAAGATCGCATCACATTTTACAAAGAGGGGTATAATCGCATAGAGTTGCCTACAGAAAACTTCAACACATATAATTCATCATCATGGTGGTTTTCTGTGGGCACAGGTGATGTTGTTATCTTTCCATCATATCTGACACATATGGTAGAACAAACAACGAGTAGTGATACCAGAGTAAGTATCGCTATCAATACATTCTTAAAAGGTTATGTTGGTGATGAGCATAGTTTGACTGGCTTACATTTGAAAGAGCAAGACGATTCTGCACCACAGCGTACAGAACCACGACCAGAAAATTTATCGGGTGGTTACTAATGTGGATTTTGTTTATTAGCCTGTACATGATACAACCTAATACTTCATTGGTGCAAAGCAAAGGTGTGATACAGGCACCACAATCTAGCCTTGAGCAATGCTACAAAGAACGTGACCGTGTAAAAGAACAGTGGCATATGAATGGTTATCGTGTAAGCCCAAGGTGCGTTTTTCTGAAAAATTATTAAGCGGCTATCGTATAATGGATAATACAGTTCTCTTCTAAAGAACGAATGTGGGTTCGATTCCTGCTAGCCGTGCCAAATTTACTATGGAGATATTATGAGTACATTACATGGTTATGATAGCATTATTCAAAACATGTCAACAATACCGTCCAGTATTCCTATAAGCACCAACACTACAATACCACCAATAAATTCAATTGATTATATTATTCAAGGCAAAATGCTGACAGCCTCATTATCAATGTCACCGTATGAAGCCGAGCAAATGGATGACCTTGAGTTGAAAAATCGATTGATTTCATTGATAGTACGTGAAATCATGGACAACAAGTGTATAGAGTTTACAAAACAGCAAGATTATGCGAAAGATGAAGTTATCATTCGTGCAAGAATCTACGTGACCCCCGATTCCGATGTAAAATTGATAAGAAAGATGCAAGGATGACAACACCGGTTGACACAAAAGTTATCAAAAAGAAATCACTTTGGCGCAAAAGACAGGCTCCTAGCAGATAAAACGCTTGACAATCTGACCGCTTTCCGCCATACTAACCATGTGATGAGAAAGTGAGTTACGAAATGGTTAAGAAAGCAGTTAAGTTTGATTTGAGTGAGGCTTGTGGCTGGGTCGGTATGGTTATGATTCATGCTGCTACTCTGCCAACTAGTTTGGGTGTGATTCTCGGTTACAGCGATAAGTTGCCACCATTGAGCATGGTGTTGATGGTCTGGGGCGGTTTGTTTCTGTTTCTGGTTCGTGCATTGGGTAGGAACGATAAGTTATACATAATTAGTAACGCTGTTGGTTTCTTCTTTAACAGCATACTGTTGGCGTTGATTGTTTTTAAATGATGGAGATTGTGATGAAACATTATGGTATGTTTACAGATAACGGCAATCGTGTGATTGACGGGATTGTAATTGCTGCAAAAGAACTTGGTTGGTCATTTGATGAAGTTTTAGATATTCTGTTTGATATTGCCACTGTAGATGGTTTCGGTGAAGCGACTGATACCGCAGTGAAAGAATATGTCTACGAAGCACTGGAGGGTGTGTGATGAATAAACTTGAATGGGAAATGCAAGCCTATGGTTCACCTAAGGCAGAAATTCTTGAAATGATTGAAGATTCGCTTACATTTAAAATGTCTGGCATTGGTATGGTGATTGCATCATATTTGTCTGATGCACAAGAATTGATTGAGTTTAACGACAAAAATCGTGCCCGTCAATATATCAATATCGCTAAGATGTTAATCTTTGAGAAAATGGATGCAGAAGACTAAACTTGGTCCGCTATATGTCGTGGCGGGCAATCAGGAAGAATACGACGATTTTGTAATTCGTAAACGAATGAGAGGTCATGATTATGATTTTCGGTATGTTGTCAGCGCCGATGTTTTGCGTGGGTTGGATGCTATTCGTGGGTTCTACATTGGTAGTTATCAAGAACGCAACGACTGGCCTGAGATTGATACCGTTATCAAAACGATAAAAGCCAAAGGTGGCTGACTTGACAAAGTTTGTAATTGCTGATATACTATTATTTCTTGAGTTGATATGGAGGTTGTGATGGCTGGTCCTGCTGTTGATGAAGATATGATTAACGAATTAGCAATGGAAATTGCTGAGGCTACTTTGACTGATTATGTTGATGATGAATGTGAGGCTATGTTGGACGCATTATTTGCTGAACATGAGGCGATGATGTATGCGGCTCATTCGTATGACCTTGATGCGATTGCTTATGGCGAAATGTAATGAAACTATGTAAAGATTGTAAATTTTTTGAAGAAGCCTCTGACAAAGAGGCTTTTTGCTTACATCCAGAAGCCTTGAAATATGATGACCCTATCTACGGTGAGCATTCAAGGGAAACCTGTCGTAGTATGCGACTAGGTGGTCCTGATCGTAATGGATTATGTGGTAGATATGGTAAACTGTGGGTAACAAAGCCAGGTTTTGTAGTTACTGTACCCGAAAGCATTTGATGAAATACTACACCATCGTTTATCCCGATGTAACAGAATCAGGTCATGAATATAATCATTGGGAAACATTATCAGAAAAAGAGATTCTAGACCAATACTGGTTCCACTGGTTTTTAAAAATGGTTGACAGTGGGCAACCTGATGAAAAACTTACTTCAGAGCAATGCATTGAAGATTGGTGTATTGTGCATTGGGCAGAGCGAAACTATTGGCGTGAGATGAAAGACTGTATAGAATAAATAGTGGCATGATTCGGTGATAATCCAATCAAGGCCATCATGTCTAACGATACAGAAGACCCAAAAGAAAAACTCAAAAAGTTCAAACCCAAAAAGAAAAAACTAGCAGTACCACAAGAATTCCTAGACAATGCAAAATCTTATGACGATAAACTTATGTTGGTTAGACATTTGACCGAAAGAGAAAAAAATCGTGTATTGCTGGTAATCAGAGGTATGCTATCAGAAGCCGTAAAGAACAAAGGTAAAGTGAAGTGAAACAGTTGTTGGAAATACTGCCCAAGTTGTTAGGCATGATGCCTGAACTGGTCAAGTATATCAAGTACATTCCAATACTGATGATTTTAGCTGGCATAGGTTATGTGGTATACTATGCAGCGCAACGATACAAAGATCCATATCTGTGCTATAATAATCAATTGTATGCACAAAAGTCTATAGATTCAAATGTTTATATTTTTATTGGTGATGTTTGCGTGAGTGGAAATGAAAACGAGAATCAACCTCCTATTACAGAGAATTAATTGGGAATATGTCGTACTGTATTCCTTTTATGCCTTTTGTGTACTGGTAGCAATTACGGGTTACAATGTAGTCCGTAGCCAATTCCAGGCTGCCGAAGAGGCTTGTCAAAATCGCAACGGTATCTTGTTTCAAGAAAAGCAAGGTTCCTTTGTCTGTATCAAAAAGAAATCAATTATCAATCTAGAAACAAATAATAGCCCTTGACAAACCCCTGACTTTCCGCCATAATAACACTGTGATGAGTTGATTTGGAGATGTCAAATGTTTAAGAATCTAATGGCTGAAGTTGAATCTATTCGGATTGCACGTGGGTACAAAACCCTTGAGGCAATTGCTTTTATTTTAGAATATGAGGACGAGTTTCCTTCTGAGGTGCGCCGTGAGTTGAAAAACTTTATGCGTGAGGGTGCTAAAATGTTTGCTCCTGTGGAGGCTGTATGATCGGTGAATCTTTTCTTGACGGTAAGCGTATCGTCGGTATGTATATGGGTGAGTATCCCGTATCGGGCACTGTGTACCTGAGTCGTGTAAAATACGGTGGTGGTATGTCCCATCATGTTACACTTAGCCGACCAATCAAAGTATTTGGTGCGGTACGTGAGTCAATTATTCTTGATGCAAAAGAGATAGCGGGGGTTTTATAATGTATATTGCGAAAGATTTTGGTACCGTGCGGATTGTGCATGATGGCAGTCCGTTTGATGTACTGTATGATGTAAAGGTAGAACGACTGGTCAACGGTGAGTGGAAATTCTATGACGGCTACAATAGCCTGTCCAATGACTATGCATTCTCTGAAGCAAATAAATCTGCTGCCAGAGCATTGAAATTGAATTAAACCAGTCAAAAATGCTCAAAAAATGAAATTTGACCACTTCTGGTACGCCGGCTTTATGCTGGCGATTTGCATATGTCTGTACCTATTTCACAAGACACCGCTATGAATAAGAATACTCAAAAATACTGTGATGAGGTCGGCATTGATATGGCATACCTGACCAACACCAAGCAAATTGTGCTAATTGAAGAACTGGTCAAACGAGTGGCTGAACACTGCGCCCAACTATGCGGTTCACAAGCCGACAAAAAAATCATACGGGCGGCATTTGATTTGCCCGTAGAATCTAATGTACAATATGAAGCACCACCAATCCACGGCTCAGTGACGAGCCAGTATACCCGACAATATAATTTACCAAGGAGTGAATGATGGAAAATGTATTTGGACTTTTTGTTGTAATTTTTGCTTTGTTTATAGGCGGCCTTCTAGGCTACGATACTGGAAAATCTGCTGAAAGAAAAGCACTAACCGAGTGTGAAAAAACACTGCCACGCAATGTGCAGTGTACAATCATTGGTGTGCCAGTAGATAAGAACTGAGTATATAAAATGAATGACCGAATCCGAGAACTGGCTGAACATTGTGATTTTTATGTGGGCAATGAACACTACAAAGAATCATATGAAGAAAAGCAACGACTATGGACAGAAAAGTTCGCCGAGTTGATTGTCAATGAATGCTTAGGTATATGTGAAGAACTAGG